CAGAAAACACTTTACCTCGAAATTGCACTTCACCTTGTTCTTCATCATAAACTTGGATCATTTCTGGCATTAAAAGCTGGGATTTATGCCAAGTCATTAATACAAATCCTGATCGCCAGTTGACAGGGTTATCCTCGCAGTAATCTACAAATTGATTTCCTTTAGGATAAGCTAATGTTCCTGTTTGAACACCATAACGAGTCCCATTTTTGAAATGTGGAGAATGATCGGTATAGGGGTCAACTGACAAAACGTGAGTATGACCAGTAACAATATTTAAACCAGAGTGTAATGTATTGTTTGCGCCACCATATTTACCACCCTTCCAACGGTGTTTTATTTGAGTATCGTTATTAATAAAATATGACCAACATGATTTCCATATTGGAAAATGATCTTTTAAAGATGTGCCAGGCACTCCAGCATACATTGGTGCTTGATTGATAAGAAATTGCTCAAATCGAGCATCATGGTTTCCAAGACACCAAATTAAATTACTGTGAAACTTAGTTGTTTTTTCAATTTCAGTTAAATAATGCTGTACTGCTTGTAATTCTTCTACAACTGACGGTGCTTTATTCCAATTGATTGGACTATGACGGCTATTTGTTGTGCCATCAAATGCATCACCATTACATATAATAACTTCTGGCTGAAACTCTTTAATACATTCTAACAATGCACGAAAAGCGGTGGTTTCATCATCAGGATAAAAATGAGCATCACTAAAAACTAAAACACGACCTTTTTCTAATGTTGTACCCCTTCGGACATTGTGTCGGGTTTCTTCTAATCTGCGGTTATGTTGTAATTTAACATTTTCAATATGAACATTATTAAAATATTTTTCATCTGTCAGCAATTGAATGTTATATTTAGCTTCAATATTTCTTCTTCTTCTAAGAACATTTCTTTTATCTATGCCTAATGAATCAGCTAATTTTGTGGCTGATTTTAAAGATTGCCACAAACTTATAAAATCTTCATCGCTACAAAGTGCTGCTGGCATAATTGGCCCTTAGATGGTTTATACTGATTTATAACATAATTATATTGATATACAATGACATACGCAAAAAAAGTGGATTTAAACCACACAGAAATTGTAAAGACTTTTCGTGATTTAGGTGCAACTGTGTTTGACGCATCTGGAATTGGTCGAGGATTTCCAGACATTGTTTTAGGTTACAACAATATTACTTGTCTTGTTGAGATCAAATCAAGTGAAAAAAAGAAATTTACAGAAGCGCAGCTTAAATTTATGAGCGAGTGGAAAGGTTCTTCTGTTGTAAGAATAAATGATGTTGGTGGCGCAATTCGTTTAATAAAATTACTTGATTTGCAATAAAGTTATAGTAAAATAAACTATCTCAATAGTGAGATTTCTTTGCAAAGGAAAAAAAATGAAAGATTATGATGTTAAGGAAATGTCTGATTCAAGCAAAAAAATGAAATATGAATCAACTGCTGAAAAAGATAAAGTAGGCAAAATGGGTCTTAAAGATCCTGGTCATTTACAACGTGCAGCCGATTATGCTAATGAGTGCCGCGTTGGTGATAAGCCAATGATTGTACCACCTGCTGGCCCTAAACCTGAGCCAGTTCGCGTAAATGGTGTGCCAATGCCTAAGGAATCAAACGTCAGTTCTGGTAACAGAGGCAAGTAATGGCTACCAAAAAAGTACCATCTTTATTAAAGTTGGCTGCTGACGTTAAAACTGAAAATACCGAAGTTGCTAATTGGCAAGCTAGAGAAGATCTGGCTTGTCTTACACGCGCAAGAGAAGTTGAAGCAGACAAAAAACGTATGATGGCAGTAAAGAAAATTGCTGCTTCTCAAATGAAAAACCTACAAAAAATTACAGGAAAATAATCATGGCATATACAGGCGTAGCAGTAACTGATCCAGTATTTGATACTTGTTTTGCAAATCAACAAATTGGATATTCTTTAGCTGCTGAAAGTTCAGTAACTCAAGCAACTAGCAAATCGACAGCGGTAACTGCTAATACAAGCAATATTCAGATTACTATGAATAATGCTGCTTTGGCTGCTGGCGCAATTGTTAGTTTTACATTAAACAATTCATTATTATCTGCAAGAGATGTGTTAATTGTAAACGTATCTGGCGGTATTGCTACTGCTGGTACTTATACTGCATTTGTATCTAACATAAGTACAGGTGTTGCAACAATTAGCTTGTATAACATTTCTGGTGGTTCGTTATCAGAAGCAGTTAAATTAAACTTAGCAATTATTCATGGTCAGTAAAAATGAAAAACGGTCTTTATGCAAATCTCCATGCGAAACAAAAACGCATAGCTGAAGAAAAAGAAGAAGGTAAGAAAGTTGAGCGCATGAGAAAGCCAGGTACTAAAGGTGCGCCAACTGCCAAAGCGTTTAAAGAATCAGCTAAGACTGCTAAGAAATGAAAAAGCACGACAAACCAATACCACATAAAACAACTGGTAAGGGTAAGACATATAATCCTACTGACAAAGGTGCAGGAATGACTGCTAAAGGTCGTGAGGAATATAACGAAAAGAATGGAAGTAATTTAAAAGCACCAGCTCCAAATCCAAAGACAAAGAAAGACGAAGGCCGTAAGAAATCTTTTTGCGCGCGGATGGAAGGGGTAGTTAAAAACGCTAAAGGCCCAGCAGAACGAGCCAAAGCATCTTTAAAAAACTGGAATTGCTAATGGATATTGAATTATTAGATAGCAGAAGTATATTAGAAAAGTTAATGAATCATTTTGGTTGGTATAAAACTCAAATGTCAGACGTTAAAATTGACAAATTAGAAGTTGATTACCGTTTTATTGTCGAAGTTCCAAAGGAAGTGCAAGATGCCATTAATCAAAAGCAAGTCGAAAAAAGCAATAGACAAGAACATAGAAACAGAAATCAAAGCAGGAAAACCACAAAAGCAAGCAGTAGCGATAGCATTAAACGTACAACGAGCAGCGCAAAAAAAGGATAAAAAGAAATGATGATCCCATTTCACATTGACCAAATTAACGAAATATTAAAGTATCTTGATGACGTACCACATAGGTTTAGTCGTGGACTTGTTGATTACTTTAAGAACCATGTTGAAAACCATGTAAAACAAGCTGAATCTGAAGTTGCTAATGTTGAAAAAAAAGTAGTTGAAGAAGTAAAACAAAACATTACTGAAGTTAAAACTGAAATTTTAGACGTAGTACAAAAATGAACGATTTACTATTAGAGTTTTATCTAACATGGGTAGAGATGGTAAAGATCGTACCTAGTAATCGCCTTGAACAACAACGAGGCGAATTATTAGCACAAAAACTATTAAATGTATCCACTAAGATACAAGAAGAATTAGATAAAATTAAAAATTAAGATATAATCATTTTAAGGAAACTTAATTAAATTTATAAGTTATTGATTTAATTAGTTATTGATTAATTCTATTAAAAAGCATTTCCTTATTATAAAAAGCGATGATAGCTCACGAACCAACTGACGTTACAAGAGAAGTAGTTAAGACTTCAAGTGGACTAGGTTTGCCACAAGAACAGATATGCGCTTTAGTTGGCATACTTGATTCTAAGACATTACGAAAACATTATGAGAAAGAACTTGCGCTTGGCAAAGCAGAAGCAAGCTCTAAAATCGCTAACTCTTTATTCAATAAAGCTCAGAATGGTGATACTACTGCAATGATCTGGTGGACTAAGGCACAGATGAAGTGGAGTGAAACTGTTAAACAAGAATTGACTGGTGCTGACGGTGGCGCATTAACAGTCCACTTGTTACCTCAAGATGAAAATGCGTGAAACTACATAATAAACAAGTAGAAGCATTAAATGTAATCAATGGAAGCGCGACTTATGCCATGTTATTTGGTGGCAGTCGATCTGGCAAAACTTTTCTTATTGTTAGACAAGTTATCGTAAGGGCAATGAAAGCTCCTAAATCGCGTCATGCCATATTACGGTTTAGGTTTAATCAAGTTAAGAACTCTATTGTTTATGACACTTTTCCAAAGGTCATGGATTTATGTTTTCCAGGCATCCAGTACAAGATTAACAAAACTGATTGGTTTATTACCTTGCCGAACGGTTCAGAGATATGGTTCGGTGGCCTTGATGACAAGGAACGTACGGAGAAGATTCTAGGTATGGAGTTTGTAACTTTATATTTAAACGAGTGTTCGCAGATACCTTATCCTAGCGTTGGAATAGCAATTACACGTTTAGCACAAAAAGTAGAACAGATTATTGAGGGTAAGCATCCTACGCTGCTTAAACCTAGAATGTACTTTGACTGCAATCCACCTAATAAAAACCATTGGACTTATCAATTATTTATTCAACATCGAGATCCAGATACTAAAGAAGTTATATCTAATGAGTTCGAGTATGTGCATTTTCAAATTAATCCATACGATAACAAAGAAAATTTATCAGATGGTTATTTAGACACACTTAAAAACCTAAGCGCAAGATTAAGAAAACGATTTCTGGAAGGAGAATTTGCCGATGCTAACCCTAATCAATTATTTGCGGAAGAATTTATCGACAAATGGCGAGTGGAAGACGAACGTCTACCTGACTTTGTACGGGTTCTTGTCGGTGTTGATCCAAGCGGTTCTGGTGATACTGATAATGCAGATAACGATGCTATTGGAATCGTGGTCGGTGCTTTGGGTGTAGATGGTAATGCTTATTTATTAGAAGATTGTACGATTAAAGCTGGCCCTGTAACATGGGGAAAGGTAGTTGTATCTGCGTTTGAGCGACATAAAGCGGATCTTGTATTAGCTGAATCCAACTTTGGTGGTGCAATGGTAGAGCAAGTAATACAATCTGCACGACCAAGAACGCCATATAAAGCTGTAAGTGCTTCTCGCGGCAAGGTAATTCGTGCTGAACCCTTTTCACTTTTGTATGAACAAGGTAAAATAAGACATTGTGGCAGATTTATTGAGCTTGAAGATGAAATGGCTGGATTTTCTACGCAAGGATATATAGGTAATCTATCACCTAACAGGGTAGATGCTTGGATTTGGGTATTAACAGAGTTGTTTCCTGGCATGGTGCGTGAAAAAGTTGAGAAAAAATTAACAATACCAAGAAAACCCCCAATGATTACTAGAAATGGTAATTATGGTGGTTCTTGGATGTGAGGACTATATGGCAGATAGAGAAAAAGACATTATAGAAAGAGCGCAAGAAAACTTTAAAGCGTGTCTTGATTGGGAACAATCTACACGGCAACGGTTTAGAGAAGATATGCGCTTTTTATTTGCAGATTCTGATAACCAAGATCAATGGGAGCCAGCAGTCAAAGCTAGAAGGCATTTAGCTACTCAACCAATGATTACCATTAACAAAGTCCATACGCATTGGTTAATGATTGTAAATCAGATGAAGGAAAATAAGCCATCTATTCAAGTTCATCCTACTAATGGTGAAGCGACATACGAAGCAGCTCAAATATATGAGGGTTTGATTCGTCATATTGAATACAAGTCTAATGCTAAAGTTGCATACGATATTGCTACTGAACAACAAGTTGGCGGTGGTATTGGTTATGTGCAGGTCATTACAAAATATGCAGATGATTCCACTTTTGACCAAGAAATTTTTATTAAAGAAATACCCGATGCAATGTCTGTGTTTCTTGATCCTCATATTAAGAAACGTGATGGTTCAGACGCAAAGTTTGCATTTATTTATGAGGATATGCCAAGACGCGAGTTTGAAAGAAAGTATCCGAATGTAAAGCTACCATCTACAAGTCCATCTGGCAATCAACAATGGATTACTAAAGACGTTGTAAGACTCGCCACATATTTTGAAAAAGAAACGCGCAAAGAATGGTTATATAGCACTACAAATGAAGATGGTTCAGTTAGCTTTATGCGCGAATCTGATATGTCGGCTGAAGAACGTAAATTATTTACTGAGATTCTACGTCAGGGTAGCGAAGGTGTAGATAGACGTAAAGTTGATAAACACGTTATTAAGAAATACTTAATTGGCGGTCAAGAAATATTAGAAAAAGGTATTTGGCCTGGAACTTATATTCCGATTGCTAGACAAGTGGGCGAAGAAGTTATTATCGAGCAACGCTTAGACCGTAAAGGAATTGTGCGCTATATGAAGGATGCACAAAGAGCGTATAACTATAACGCGAGTGCTGCCCTTGAGTTTGGTGCATTACAGTCTAAGAGTCCTTATGTTGCGCCAGTAGAAGCTATTGAAGGATTGGAAAATTACTGGAGTACAGCTAACTTAGAAAATCATGCCTATTTGCCATACAACCATAATGACGAGCAAGGCAATCCAGTACCAGCTCCCCAGAAAGCTCCACCACCAATGGGCGCGCCTGTCTATATGGAAGGTATGCAAACTGCTAACATGGAATTGATGATGACATCTGGTCAGTACGAACAGACGTTTGGTGAGCAAAGCCAAGAGTTGTCAGGTGTATCTATTGATCGCAGGATAAATCAAGGGAACAGAGCAACATTCCATTTCCAAGATGCACAAGCTAATACTATTCAATTTGTTGGTAAGATTATTATTGATTTAATTCCTAAGATATATGACACAAAACGTATTGTAAGAATCTTGGGTGAAGATGGATCTGAAGATCAGATTATGATTGATCCAGAAGCTAAACAAGCAATGATGCAACATGAACAAGAAGAAGAAGCAAAAGTTAAAACCATTTTTAATCCATTGGTCGGCAAATACGATGTAGTGGCAGAATGTGGGCCAAGTTATGATACTAAGCGTCAAGAAGCGTTTGATGCGATGACTAAGCTATTAACTGCACAGCCAGCTTTGTCACAAGTGATTGGTGATTTGTATATGGGAAGCGCAGACTTTCCTGGCGCGGATAAGTTGCAAGAACGTATGCGTAACTGGATTCCACCTAATATTTTAGGAACTGGGCCATCTGAGCAAGAACAACAAATGATGGCGCAATTACAACAATCACAACAAGTTATCCAACAATTGCAACAACAACTCCAAGAGAAACAATCTTATGTAGCTATTGAAAAACAACGTGCTGATATTGATGCGTTGAATCATTTAGCATTACGTTATGAGAACGAGCGTCAGGATGTAATTTCAGCATTTAAAGCTGAGACTGATCGCATGAAAGCATTAATTGGGCAAATGAGTCCAAAACAAATCAATGAAGTTACTAATAAAACGGTAACAGAAATTGAGGAAGAAGAAGTGCCTGGTAAGGAGTTTGAAAAAACAAACTTTGATCCTTCACAAGTAATAAGCCAATATTTACCTAACTTACAACAGGAGCAATAAATGGAAGATACATCTACAACGCAAATAGATGCTGAATTACCACAAGAAATAGAAACACCTAAAGAAGAAACGAAACAAGAGAATAGTTATAACGAGTTGCCTGATTGGGCAAGACGTAGGATGGGAGAGCTTGCTGCTGAAAAAAACGCAGCAAAACAAAAACTTGAGGAATTGCAAGCTAGACCTACGCAACAATCTGAGCAAACTTATAGTCCGCAGGAAAACATACAAGAGTTGGCAATGACGTATGCCAAACAGATAGCTCAAGAGCAATTTCAACAGCAATCTTTTGTTGCTAAGATGACTGAAATTGAAAAGAATGCTAAGGAAGAATTTGGAGATGTTTATGACAAATCTGTGACTAACTTGCAATTAGCTGGAGTTGGTGGCCAAGACTTTTTACAAGCGTTGGCAGCTATTCCTAGTCCAGAAAAGGTTATTACATTCTTAGGCAAGTCTGAAAACATAAATGAAGCAATCCGTATTGCTAATTTGTCACCATTACAAATGGGAGTTGAATTGACTAAATTATCTAGTAAAGCTACAAAAGAATTAGGGAAACAAAAATCCAACGCTCCAGCACCAGTTGGGGATGTAGATGGGGGATCTAGTCGAGCAACAGGAACAGTTGAGCCAGATCCTTCAGATTCTCAAGCATGGATTCGTTGGAGATCTGCTAACGCTAGAAAAAAACGGTAAATTTATTAACCCCTGTTGAATTTTATGTCAATAGGGGTTAAAATATTTATATAGGTCAAAATGAACCGTTAATCATTGTATTGGGCGTAAATAATTTCTCTCTAGCCAAGACGAAAAGTAAGTTTTTTTTATTTTTTATCCAAACCTTTATGGAGAATTATTTATGACTACGAATTCGTTATTAACGATTAGTCAGATCACCAATGAAGCGGTGCGTCTGTTTACTCAAACCAATGCGTTTTTACGCACAGTATCTCGTCAATATGACGATCAATTTGCTCGCACAGGAGCAAAAATTGGAAGCACACTCCGCGTTCGTTTACCAAACGATTACACGGTATCTACTGGCCCTGCTATTACCCCACAAGGTACTAACGAGCAAAATACAACTTTGACAGTTGCTACTCAAGCAAACGTACCTGTTTCTTTCGGTACTGCTGAAAAAACATTGTCTTTAGATGACTTTAGCGAGCGTGTTTTAGCTCCTGCGGTTAATCGTTTAGCTGCTTATGTTGCTGCCGACTTAATGAATGTTGTAAACCTTTCAGCTAACTTAGTTGCTAACTTGTCTGGTACAACATTGTCAAGTCCACAAGCTCAACAATGGTTACAAGCTGGTGCAGCTCTCGACCAAAACTTAGCTCCACGGATGGATCGTAAGATTATTCTTGATCCAGTTACACAATCTCGCACAATTAGTTCTTTGGCTGGTTTGTTTAACCCACAAGTTAAAATCTCTGACCAATACGAAACAGGTATTATTTCGCGTGATACATTAGGTTTTGATTGGATGTACGATCAGACAACTCAAGTTCACACAGTTGGTTCTTTCTCTGCTGGTACAGTAAACGGTGGTTCACAAACTGGTACTACATTAACTGTTAACGCTATTACAGGTACATTAAACAAAGGTGATGTTATTACCATTGCTGGTGTATATGCAATTAACCGTTTAACAGGTCAGTCACAAGGTACATTGCGTCAATTCGTAGTTACATCAAATGTATTATCTGGTGCAACTTCAATTCCAATTTACCCAGCAATTACTCCAGCTCCTGCTGCGTTTAATACTGTAACTGCATCTCCATCTGATACTGCTGTTATCAGCTTGGTAATGCCAGCTAGCTCACAGTATCGTCAAAACTTGGCATACTTCCCAGAAGCATTTACATTAGCTTGCGCTGATTTGGAAATGCCTACTGCTGGTGTGGTACAAGCTGCAAGAGCGCAATTTGATGGAATTTCATTGCGTATGATCGAAGCGTATGACGTTATGTCAGATAGCTTGATTACTCGTATGGACATTCTGTATGGTTATGCTGCAATCAAGCCTGAATGGGCTACTGTAGTTGCTGACATCGTGTAATTTGCGTTGTAGATGTATGGGTGGACTCCTCATAAGGGAGTCCATTTTTTAAGATAAGGGATAGACATGAGCCAACCATTGCCAACAACTCCTAGAGACATTATTCAATTATCTTTAAAAACTGCAAATGTGATTGGTGTAGGTCAAACTCCTTTAGCTGAGGATATAAACGATTGTTTTAATATGCTTAACATGATGCTTGCCCAATGGCAACGCAGACGTTACATGGTATATAACTTAGAAACAATTGGTATTCCTGCGACTGGCCAAGTATCGTATACCATTGGCACAGGGCAAAATTTTAATATAGCTCGACCAGTAAAATTAGAGGCTGCATATTTTAGGATGCAAAGCGGTACTCCATTACCTGTTGATTATCCATTACAGGTATTACGCGCTCAAGAAGATTATGACAGAATCTCAATTAAAACTTTAAATGCGTTTCCACAGTACATTTATTATTCAACTGGTTATCCTATTGGTAACATCTTTGTATGGCCTGTACCTAATAATCAATATCAAATATTTATTACAGTAATGGTTCAACTAGAATCATTCCAAAATTTAAGTCAGCAAATTATATTGCCGCCTGAATATTTAGATGCAATGCAATGGAATTTGACCGATCGCATTATGACAATGTATGGGATGCCTGAGAATCCAAAAATTACAAAGTATGCCGAAGCAAGTATGCGCGCTATTGAAGAAGTTAATTCACAAATACCATTGTTGCATATGCCTGTTGCGTTGCGTGGTAAGTCTGGTGCATACAATATTTATGGGGACTTCTACGTTGGAAGTGCTGGATAATGGCAAAAATAGCTTTAATCAATGGCTCTTATCAAGCTCGAAGCGTTATAGCATCTGCACAGCGTTGCGTTAATCTTTATTTAGAAGCCAACCCTGAAACTAGTGTATTTCCATTTACGCACTATCCAACACCAGGATTAACATTATTAGGTAGTGTTCCTGCGTTTTCTTGGAGAGGATTATATTACGCGTCAAACAATCAACTATATGGTGTTTGCGGTAGTAACGTATATTATATTAGTGAAGATTATGCATTTACATTAATCGGAACAATTACATCGGCATCTGGGACAGTATCCATGAATGATAATGGTACAGATCTTATTCTTGTCGATGGCACATTAAATAATGGATGGATTATTCATTTATCTACAAATGCTTTTTCAAAAATTGATCAAGCAGGATTTTATGGTGGCAATCAAGTTAATTATGTAGATGGATACTTTGTGCTTAACTATATTGGCACAACAGAATGGTATATTTCTTTACCACTTACAACAACTTTTGATCCAACATATTTTGCATCCACAACTGGATCATCGGATTTATTAGTTGGGATTGGTATTGCTAAACGGTATCTTTATTTGTTTGGTGAAAATACAACAGAAGTTTGGTTTAATGAAGGAAATACAACATTTCCGTTTGGTAGATTACCTGGCACATTCATGCAATATGGATGCGCTGCAACAAACTCTATTACGATGATAGATGGCGATTTATACTGGGTAGCGCAATCATTACAAGGTCAAGCATATATTTGCAGAACAAATAACTTTAATGCTGGAATTGTTTCTACTTTTGCAATTAACAACGAATTACAGGGTTATTCAACGCTATCCGATGCAATTGGGTATTCTTACGAGTTAAATGGTCATTTTTTCTATGTTGTAACATTTCCAACTGCTAATAAAACTTGGGTTTATGACTTATCAAATCAACAATGGAACGAATGGAATGCAGTAGATATTGATGGAACATTGAATAGACATCGTTCTAATTGTTTCGCATTTGCATACAATCAATTAGTTGTTGGTGATTTTGAGAATGGTAATTTATATGCGATAGATCAAGACAATTACACAGATAATGGACAACCAATTACTCGAATTCGTGGGTTTTACCACATGGAAGATGATTCATCAAGTCGCGTACATTATCGTAACTTTATTGCTGAAATGGAATCAGGTAATGGTTATTTAAATAGCTCAACCGAAGTTAATTTACGTTGGTCAGATGATCGCGGTAAGTCTTACAGCAATCCCGTTATGCAAAATTTAGGTCAAGAAGGACAATATTTAACAAGCATTAAATGGAATCGTTTAGGAATGGCAAGAGATCGTGTATTTGAAATTTTCTGGAGTGTTCCAACAAAAACGGCGTTATCTGGTGCTTTTGTAGACGCGTTACCGAATAATGGCTAATTTAGCAACCAACTTACCTGTATTAAGAACACCATATTTAGATACGAATGGTCAGATAACTCAACCCTGGCTTATGTTTCTAGTGCAATTGTATCAACGCACAGGTGGAGATCAAACTCCGCCATTAAATTTAACTCAAATTCAACAAACTTATTTAAACGCTTTAAATATTTTAAGTTCTAATGGATTTGCTGGTTCAATAACTTATACAACAAATACAGCAAATGTAACATTATCTACAACAGTTACAGGCATAACTAAAGGTAATGGTACTGCATTATCGGCCGCAGT